CCCCGCAATTGGTTTAGACCACAATTGATTGTTCCATACGAACAAGGAGAAAAGCTAATGGCAACGCCCCGAACGCGCGATCGGGTCACGTATATCCGAGATAACCTCAGATCGTGGCCTTCCTGGACTGCACCGATAACCTTAGGAAGTTACCGTGACATGGTCACGGGCTTCCAAAACGGTGTTCCAGTGAATTTTGGGTGGGGTTCACCCTACTCACCGGTCAGTTACATTCCAGATCAATCCTTTTCCAGTTTCGAGCATACTGTGGATGAACTCCACGGTAAGCCCGCTTACGATCCCAAAACTATGAAGTATTGGTATCGCACTGGTGGACCATTCTTGAATGTTCGCGTTTCATCTGGCTACCCCGTTGGGGGTGTGTCAGAGGTCGGTTCGATTTTCAATTGGAATAACACACGCAGATACGATGGGGGTTTTATGACCCCTCCGTTATCTGCGTGGGGAGGTGGTGGTTTTTCCGCCTCCTTTAATCCATATGATAATACGTTCCTTCCTGACGTGGCTGCCTACTTTGACCGGGCTTGGCGTCGTGCCAAGCCTAAATTGGAATTGTCGAGCCTGTATGTCTTCCTTAAAGAACTTAAGGATGGCACTCGCATGCTCGAAACTACCGCCTCCCTTTTTGGAGAGGAGTATCGTAAAAGTTTCTCGACCTTTATGAGGTCAGGCAACATCACGGTACTGCATGGTGCGCAGATATCATCTCCCAAGATGACAGCTGGTTCCATAGCCGATCAATTCCTCAACCATCAATTTGGTTGGGCGCCGTTCATCGGAGATATACTTTCCTTTGGGAATGCATATTTCGACGCTTCCGCTCACATCAAGAAATTGACTGATGAGAATGGGAAGTGGGTACGGCGTAGGGCCAAAGTTGTAAAAGACGAGAATTCTCGGGTGGTGTTTGAGGAGAACCCGGCGCCTAACTCTACGAGTTATGCTATACCGTGTTTTCCAAATAACATGTCCGCTGAATTCTTCGCAGCTCCCCCGAGGTGGAAGTGTATCGAGACTGAAAAGCTCTCGGTCACCGCCTCTGGGAAGTTTCGATTTTATCGTCCCGAATTTGATGTGACTCTCCCGGATTATTCATCCGCCTGGAATAAGGTCCTCCGGTACATTAAGTTGTACGGGTTGGAGGTGAATCCACATCATATTTGGCAAGCAACTCCTTGGACGTGGCTTGTCGACTGGGTGTCGAACTTAGGCGACTATATAGAACGCCTGTCCGATACCCTGGAGGATCAAGTCGCGGCCGAATATTTCTACGTTACTGCCAGAAAGTTTGTTACGAGGAGACTAGAAATAGCTCTTCCTCTACATTCTGGACTTCGTGTCCTAACATTCGAACGAACGTTCGAGTCGAAACAACGCAGTAGCGCAGATAGTCCGTATGGATTTAACCTTACGTGGGAGAATTTATCCCCACGTAGATTAGCAATACTAGCGTCACTCGGCATTACTCGGAATCCGAGTCTTGCACGACGCTAGACATCCTCTAGTTCTTTCTACAAGTTGTTTCCTTGAGAAAGTTACGACCTGGAACTAGATCAATTCTCCAATACCTGGAGGTATCAACCTTTGTTCACAGATCCACAAACACTTACAATCGCGACTGTCGCCAACTCGCTTCCGAAAATTCTGCAAGAGGGCACTACGTCCCGCTATCAGAAATCGGATGGCTTGTTGTCGCTTGCCATTCGGCATACTCCGGCGAAAGATCAACGTATGCGCTCTTTAGTGCGCGTTGACTTCTCCGCAGTAGTAACGAATCCGTTGGATAGTACCAACGATATGGATTCGTTCAGCTTTCAGATCGTCTTGGATCGCCCCTTACAGGGGTTCACCAATACGCAAATGAGCGACGTCTGGGCCGCGCTTAAGGCGTGGCTCGATTCGACAGCCCTCGCAAAACTCATCGGTCAGGAGTCCTAACTTCTGGTCCTTATACCCGAGTGGGTACAAAAACCATCGGTATATCCGATGAGAAAGTTGACATAAATGACGACAAAACGTCAAAATGCCAAGAAACCGGCTAAGCCGGGAACGAAGACCGCATTACGCGAAATCTTCGCACAGCTGGCGCCAATTGGACTCGGTATTTTATTAACCGAGCTTGAGCGCAAGTTCCTTAAACCGGAGCATGTGTCCATGATTGATGAGCATAATGACCGAATGGAAGAGAAACGTCTCGACCTTTCGAACAGTGCTTCTCGATAGCCAATTGGTTCCTTTTGTCAACTGACACTAGGGCCAATGTCGAAGTTAAGTGTTTGCCCCACTGATAGCAGTGGGTTTTTGTCGTACTCTGTGAACGAGGCTCGATTGCCATCCTCCTATATAGGGGGTAGCATGAAAAGCGACGTAAGTGAGTACCTAGAGGTGATACGAGCAGTCTATATAGATGCTTGTATCAAATGTTCCGCTGACGTCTTTGCTTTACGTGATTTGGAAACAATCGAATCACGGGTCGAGAATGAGGGCTTGTCGTTTTTAACGATTGCCCTGCCTCAGTTCGCAAGTGACTTCGAAAGAGCACTTGCGACCGGAGCTATAGACTCAGCACATTTCCGTAACTTCAAGAAATGTGGAGCAATCCCTGCGTTTTTGCAAGGTATGCTCAGTCTAATTTTCGACCAAAAGACAGGAAAGGTGACCTCGTATGAATCCCCTACAACTAGTAACACTGTTGCTGGAGACGTTCCCAGCGATATTCCAACTCTTGTTGAATCTGTACGACAAATATGTTGTACATTCAAAAAAGTGGAACTTGCGTGCACCCCTAAAAGAGTGCAAGCAGCGCTGTCGAACTATACAGAGATCGAGCAAGATTTCCAGACGTTTTCAGCACCCGACGAACTATCGCGGAAATTTTCCCGCGTTGCTCGTTTGCTCTGGGATAATATGGTTAGGGATTTTGATCCCCAGCATATTATACCATCGCATGGTCCGGGTGCAACTGCCGACCGCATTTCTGGTAACCAGAAGTACGTTTGGCGACGCTGGCACGACCGTCTCGAGCCTTACTTCCCCATTGTCGATAACGGATACCCGTTAGGGATCCCGCATCGCAGTGAGGAGCTCGAAATTGTATCGGTTGTTCCAGAGGATGATGAGCAACCCGTAAGGGTTATCACCGTCCCAAAAACGCTGAAATCTCCCCGTATCATAGCTATCGAAC